CTCATGGATGCGTTTCCCAAGACCGCAGCCGGTGACACCGCCACTCGCGAACGCATCTACCTCATGCTGGGGCTGCTCTCCAAGGTGGATGAGTTTGTAGGCCGCACCATTGCCAGCGGCGAAATCGACAAGCGCGCCCTGGAAACACTCACCGAGGCTCGTAAGCGCGGGCTTTTCGGCCTCACCCACTAAATAGAACAGCAACAAATAACAATCGGGGGAACCGATGTCAGACAGCAATAACCCCGCTGAGGGGACTGCAAGTCTTTCGCTGCCCGAGGCAGCAAGCCAGATCACTGCATTGTTCGGTAACGACGATGCTGCTGATGCTGAAACCACGGCCGTTGAGGCTGAAGTACCGTCCCACGAGGATGCAGACGCCACCGAGGTACACCCGGAAACGGATACCGACGAGGTAGAGCAGCCCACCGAGGACGCAGAGCCCGAAGCAACCGAGACCCACACGATTAGTGAGGACACCGAGGTTGAGGTGAACGGAGAGCGCGTCAAGGTCAAAGACCTCAAGAGCGGCTACCTTCGCCAGTCGGACTATACGCGCAAGACCCAGGAACTGGCACAACAGCGCCAGCACGCCGAAAGTCAGGTTCGAGCAGAACTGAATGCGCAGGCCATGCAGTACCTCTCCACTGTGGAGCAGAACTTGCGTGACCACTTCCCACAGGAACCCAATTGGCAGCAGTTGGCCGAGGACAACCCGGCTCAATACGCGGTCGAGAAGGAAGCGTGGAACAAGCGTCTATCTGACCTCAACGCGGTCAGGCAGTTGCGCGCACAGCACGAGCAGGCAGCCAACGCTCAGCGTCAGGCAGCAATCGCTCAGGCACAGGCAGAGGCATACAATAACTTGGTGCACATGCACCCTGAGTTTGCCCGTACTGCTGAGGGTAAAGTTTCGCCCGCAAGCACAGAATTGGTCAACTTCGCCGTTAACGAGGTGGGTTTGCCCGAAGAACTGTTGCAGCAGGTGACGGATGCTAGGCTTTTCAGCCTCATGTACGACGCAATGCGTTTTCGTCGCATGAAGGCACAGGAGCCCAAGACCCTACAGGCAGTGGCAAGCAAGCCTCCGCTGGCAAAGCCCGGTGTCACCACCGGCAAGGCAACGCTCGCACAGACTGATCACAAGAACCAGATGGCGCGTCTCAAACGAACCGGCAGTGTCGATGACGCTGCAAGCATCATCAGCAGGCTACTCTAACACAAGAATTAGAGAGCCCAATAATAAGGAGCCAGCAAATGGCCACTCTCGTTACCAGCAACGTTCTTCACGTCCGTGAAGACCTCGCAAATGTGATCAACAACATCTCCCCCGAGGAGACCCCGGTTTACAGCCTGCTCGAAAAGAAGAAGGCAACCAACACCCGTCACGAGTTCCTGACCGAGACCCTGAACGCTGCCAACGCTGGCAACGCTGTGGCCGAGGGCGCCGAGTTCGTGGACACTGCGCTGACCACCCCGGTGCGTCTGGGCAACTACACCCAGATCAGCCAGAAGGTGATCAACGTGAGCGGCACCGTCCAGGCCGTGAACACCGCAGGCACCAACAACGAGTTCGGTCGTCAGGTCGCCAAGGCCGGCGTGGAACTCAAGCGTGACATCGAGGCTGCCATCGTCGGCAATAGCGCCAGCGATCCGGGCGGTGCTGGTGTTGCTCGTCGCAGCGCCGGCATGGAGAGTTGGATTGCTACCAACGTGCTCGCTGGCACTGGTGGTGCAACTCCCGGCTACAGCGCCGGCACTGTTGCTGCCCCCACCGATGGCACCGCACGCACCCTCACCGAGGCCATGTTCCGCGATGGCATCCAGAAGGCATGGACCAACGGCGGTGACATCAAGAAGGTCATCGTTGGCCCGGCTCTCAAGCAGGCCATCTCGGGCTTCACCGGCAACGCCACCAAGTACACCCTCAGCAAGGACCAGACCGTCACTGCTGGCGTTGACGTGTACGTGAGCGATTTCGGCCGCCACGAGATCATCCCGTACCGCTACATGCGCACCCGCACTGTGATCCTGTTCGATCCCAGCCTGTGGGCCATCGCAACGCTGCGTGCGATGAAGACCGAAGACCTCGCCAAGACCTCGGACGCAGACCGCAAGGCACTGCTCACCGAGTGGACCCTGGAGAGCAAGAACGAACTCGGCAACGCCAAGATTGCAGACGTTCAGCCCTAATCATTGATGGGGCGGGGAGAGCCGTTTGGGCTCTCCCCATTTTTATTTGATTTCATATTGCAGGTGTTTCAGTGAGCGAGAAGATCCTATGGGAGGACACTCCCGATAAGCGCGTTTGGTTTATCCGTACCGGCGAACACCTCATCATCGAAACCGAGTGGAAGGTCGATGCGGTACTGGACGCCAACAAGAGCGCTCAGGCCAGTTTCAGTAAGAGCAGCGGCCTTGGCGAAATGGTCCAAGTGGCCACCATCCCGACCGGCATGTATTGGGATTGGCAGAAGCAAGGCATCCTCGATGACGATGCAGCATTCAAGCGTCGCCTGAACGACAGCGACTTCCAACACCTGCGCACCAACACTTTGAAGGTGTAAGCATGGCCCTGGCGAATATCCTCGAACTCAAGGCTGCTGTAGCCGACTACACCGTCCGCAGTGATCTGCCCATTAACACGCTGATCGCCCTGGCTGAGAGCAAGTTCGCCAGCAGCGTGAAACATCGACTGAGCGAGAAGCACGTCGAGATCGCGGTCGCACGGGATGCGGCTTCGTTCCCGCTGCCTGCGGACTTCCAAGAAGGCCGCTCACTAAAAGTGAACCACAAGCCGCTCACCCTGGCTAGCATCGACGCGCTCAACGCCACCCCTGGCGAAACCGAGCAATACGCGATCGTGGGCAGCACCATCCGGTTGCAGAGCCGCCCGGCCAAGGATTTGGTCGTGGCGCTCACCTACTATGCCCGCGTGCCAGCGCTCACCGAGGCCACCCCCACGAACTGGCTGCTGAGCACCTTCCCCGATGTGTACCTCTATGCGGTGCTCGTTGAGTACGCGATCTGGGCACAGGATCAGGAGAAGCAGGCCAGTTACGCCACCCTGCTGGGCGTTGCACTGGGCAACCTCGCAGCGGATCACGCTCGTGGCTCCTTCAGCGGCAGCACCTTGCAGACACGGAGGTTCGCATGAGCCTCAATGTGCCGTTCGGTGAATGGCTGCCCGACCAGCCCGCGCTCAACAATCCCGGCGTTACCCGCGCCCACAACGTGATCCCCGGCAGCGGCCCATTCTACAAGCCGTTCCCGAGCCCTGAGCAGTATGCTCCTACGAGCCTGCCCAGCCGCCCCTACGCGGCTATCTCGCTGCTGGACAACCTGCGCAACGCCCACGTCTACGCGGCCAGCCAGCGCAAACTGTTCACCCAGGACCCCGGCACAGCCAACTGGACCGACATCAGCCGCCCGGCCGGCTACAACACGGCCGAGATCGAGGGTTGGCGCTTCACAGAAGCCTATGGGCTCGTGGTGGGCACCAACTACAGCGATCCGCCTCAGTACATCAACGCCACCACGGGCACCCGATTCGGCGACCTCACCACGCTGGTGAAGGCCCGATACGTGACCACGCTGCGCGACTTCGTGCTCGTCGGAAATACCTTCGATGCCTTCGACGGTGCCGTTCCCTATCGGGTTCGTTGGAGCGCCATCGGCAACCCCATGGATTGGAACTTCAGCGCCACCACGCAGGCAGACTTTCAGGACATCCTAGGCGGTGGCCCGGTGCAGGCTGTTATCGGCGGTGAAGAGGGCACCGTGCTGCTCGAGAGCCAGATCGTGAAAATGGTCTATGTGGGCTCGCCTGCCATCTTCGAGTTCAAGACAATCTACCAGAACAAAGGATGCGCGATCCCGCAAAGCGTGATCAGTGCGGACGGCAAAATCTTCTTCTACGGAGAAGATGGCTTCTACATGATGGAGAACGACAAACTCAACCCCATCGGTAAGGGCAAGATTGACGCTTGGTTCAAGGCCAACAGCAATCAGGCCGGCTTTGACCGCATGACCGTGAGCATCGATCCGCATAACAAACTGGTGATTTGGCTCTATGCCAGCATCGACAGTTACGATCTCACGCCCGACCAACTGCTCATCTTCAACTACGACACGGGCGCATGGAGCACGGGCGCAAGCCCAGTGCAGTTCCTGTTTAACAGCCTCAGCCTTCCCGAGACGTTGGCAGCGCTGGACCGCTACGGCAGCCTCGATGCTGTACCGGCTTCTCTGGACAGCCCTGTGTGGGCCGGTGGTCGGGCGTTCCTCGCCGCCATGAACGACCGAGGCACGATCTACTCGTTCAGCGGTCCCAGCATGCTCGCCACCATCGAGACCGGCGAGTACCCAACGGCTGCGCTGCTGGCTCAGCAAATCCAAGGCGTGCAGGGCGATAGGGCTCTCGTGCGCGGCGTAAGCCCCAAGGTGCACGGTCGAGCCGATGTCACGGTGCAGGTGGCCGGTAAGGTCACACCGCAGCAGACCGGCATGTACGGCACGGGCAGCACCATCAACGTGAATGGCTGGTGCCCTCTGCGCAGCGATGCCCGCTACCACCGTTATCGCCTCACGCTGAGCGGCGGTTGGAGCATGGCGATGGGATTGGAAATCGACGCGGTTCCCACGGGCTCAAGATAAATACCTGCATGGCAACTCGTGCAGATGGCGATCTCAAGCAGGTTATCGATCAGACAAACCGGCTTGAGCGCAAGACCAATGTTAAAGGCAGGGTAACACTTGCCATCAACGCCACCCAAACCGTGGTGACGGAACTTCCCATGGGCTTCAACAGCGCGGCTGTGCTCTCGCCCATGACATCCACAGCAGCGGCGGAACTGGCTTCCGGCGCGTGCTTCATCAGTGCTTATGGCCCCGGTACGTTTACGATCACGCACCGTAACCTTGCACAGGCCGACAGGACATTCGCTTATTTGGTGGCAGTTTGAACGTAAAGTTTTGCAACGCTGATGGCTTGGAGGCTCTGCTAGCCGATTATCTTGAGTGCCGCGACATTCTCTTGGAAGCCCTTGCCCACGGCGATGGACGAGTGAATGAAGCCCTGCTGATCGGGCAACTGATCCGAGGCCACTATCAGTTGTGGCGCACCGCGAATAGCGCAGGTGTCACGCAGATCAACGAAAATCCATTCAACAAGAGCCTCTTCATTTTCCTTGCTGCCGGCGATCTCTCGGAAATCGAGCACATCGCCGGTCCGGTAGTTGAGCAGTGGGCAGCAGAACAAGGCTGCACCTCAATCATCCTCAGCGGTCGTCGTGGCTGGGAGCGGGCGTTGCGTCCGCTTGGATACGATTTTCAGTCAACCAACTTGATTAAAAGAATTGCAGGGTAAGCATGGGAACCAGTACGCGCACGGAAACCGTAACAAGCAATCAGAAGACTGAGCCGTGGGCAGGCGCCCAGCCTTACTACGCTGATCTCTACGCCAGCGCTGAGGCTGCTCGTAAGAGCGGCGCTCCCGCACCGTACCCGAACAGCACGGTGATCGATTGGAGCAAGCCCACACAGGACGCCTATGCGAACATCGAGGCAATTGCCCGTAACGGCTCGGTCCTCAACGGCAACGCTCAGGGCGTGGCCAACGGTGTGATGACCGGCAGTGCCTACGATGGCACGCCCAAGAGCACCTACGAGAGCCTACAGCAGGGCCTGAACCCAACTGCCAACCCGTATTCGGGAATGGTCAACAGCGTAGCCAATGGCGCCCTCGCCAACGGCTTCGGTGGTCAGAACGCGCTTGCGGCGGGCTCGCAGTGGAATAACCCCGGTGTGGCTGCCACGGCAGCGGCAGCCGGCACGATCAACAACAGCGCGGGCAACGCGCTGATGAACAACGGCCTCAACGGCACCAACGCCGGTATGGGGCTGGCTCAGCAGGCTGCGGCCAATGCCAGTAGCAACCCGGCACAGGCAGGCTATGCCAATGCCACCGGCTACACCAACGCGGCTGGCAGCAGCGCGGCGGCCCTGGCTGGTACCGCTGGCTACAACCCCGCTGTGGACGCATTCAAGGGACAGACCGGCTACACGAATAGTGGGCTCGGTCTCGCGCAGGATGCGGCCGCGCTCGCCAACACCAACCCGGCACTCGCCGCGTTCCAGGGTCAGACGGGCTACACCAACGGCAGCCTGGATCAGGCTCGCAACCTCGCGGGCACTGCCGGCAACAACCCGGCTATCGCGGGCTTCCAGAACGCCACCGGCTATACGAACAGCGCGCTGGGTGCTCAGCAGGCATTCGCGTCGTTCCTCGCCAACAACGGCAACCCTGCGGCCAGTATGCTGCAGAGCACTGCCAATGGCGATTTCCTGAATGCCAACCCCTACTTGGATCAGGCGGTAAAGAACGCCAACCAGAGTTTCGTTGACCAGTTCAACAACAGCATCGCCCCGGGCATCGACAGCCGCATGGCTGCTGCGGGCCGTCTCGGCTCGGGTGCTTACGCCAGCCTCCGCAACGATGCGGAGAAGACCACGGCAAATGCCATGGCCACCAATGCTGGCAACATCATGTACAACAACTATAATAACGAGCGCACCAACCAGTTGAACGCTCAGAACGCGATTGGCAACTTCTACAACCAGAACGTTGGCAACGTGCAGAGCGCGCTCAACAGCCTCAGCAGCACGGATCAGGCCCAGCAGGCAGCACGTCTCAACGCACTCACCGGTCTTTCGAGCACGAGCGATGCGGCCACGAAGAACGCCATCTCCGCGAACCAGAACGCCGCGAACATCGATGCTCAGCAGCAGCAGGCTCGCCTCAACGCGATCACCGGCATGGGTAGCACCGCCGACAGCATCGCCAAGAACGCAGTCAACGCCAGCCAGAACGTGGCGAACATCGACAATGCGCAGCAGCAGAACAGGCTCAACGCCATCACCGGCATGGGCAACTTCTCGGACAGCGCTACGAAGAACGCGATCTCGGCCAACCAGAACTGGGCCAACATCGACAACACCCAGCAGAGCCAGCGCTTGAACGCTTTGGCTGGTCAGGCCAGCACCGCGGATAGCGTTGCCAAGAACATGATCAATGCCAGCCAGAACGTCGCCAACATCGACGCGCAGCAGCAGCAGACCAATAACGCTGCCCTGCTGAACGCTGGCAACCTCAGCAACAACGCTTCGAACCTGTGGCTGAGCGCGGCGAACCAGTTGGGCAACCAGAGCGCTGCGCAGCAGACCAACAACCTCAACTACCTGAACGCGCTGGGCGACCTCTACAAGTACGACACCACCAACCGCATGAACGCGATGACCACTGGTGCCAACATGGCAAATCAGGACTTCGCGAACAAGGTCAGCAATGCCGGCGTGCAGTTGAACGCTGCCAACGGCCAGACTGCTGCGCAGAACGCGCAGGTGGGTCAGCAGTTGCAGGCCGCCGGTATGGCTCCGGGACTACGCGCGAACGACTACGCGGACAGTCAGGCTCTACTTGGCGTGGGACAGGCGCAGCAGGCGCGTGAGGGTGCGTTCCTACAGGACGACATCAACAAGTGGAACGCCGAGCAGAACGCTGTTTGGACCGGCCTCATTAATCAGGCCAACATCCTCAATGGCGGCGGCTTCAACAACACAAGCGGCACACAGACTAAGCCAATCTACACGAACAACGGTGCGCAGGCGATGGGTGCGATTGGCTCCATTGCTGGCCTCATGGCCAAGTAACGGAGGCATGGAATGAGTTTTCTCGATCTTCTCGGCATGGGCGGCGGCAATGGTGCTGCCCCCAACGCCAACCCGGTTGGCGGCTTCCTCAGCCGCCTTGGTCTCGATGACCCCGAGAAGCGTTCGCGTCTCGGTCAGGGCCTCATCGCGCTCGGCGGCAGCATGATGAAGGCCGGTGGTCCCTCGTACACCCCGCAGAACTTCCTGGGTGCGCTGGGTGATGGCGTGCAGTCGTTTGCCCGCAGTTATCAGGGCTCGCAGGATGACGGTCTCAAGCGCCAGTACCTCAAGGCCCAAATCGGCAACATGGGCGCCAACACCGCGCTGCATCAGATCCAGGCTCAGCAGGCCGCGCAGCAGGCGGCTGCTCGTGCTGCGTACAACGGCACGGTGAACCCCAACGCGGCTGGCAGCACGGCGATCAACACCGCGCCCGGCGCGATGCCCGGCCCTGTACCTGCCGCTCCCGGTCCTGCCGCTCCCGCTGCACCTGTTGCGCCTCCCGCGCAGGTTCCTGGCCCGCAGGCTGCCCCTGCAGGGGCAAGGGCTCCTGTTGCTGCCCCGGTTACTCCGGGTGCCCCGGCTGCCCCTGTGGCCCCTGTACAGGGTCCGGCTGCCGAACGACCCGGCGATGCCGGTGCTGTGGTGGTGGCCCGTATCAAGGCGCTCAACGAAGAGGCCAATCGCGCTCGCGCTGCTGGTTACGATGCCCGTGCCAATTCCCTGAACGAACAGGCCATGGCTTTGGAGAAGCACGCATTCTCCAACGGTCAGGTACTGATGCCGGATGGCTCGATCAGCGCCGCACCGGGTTACGCGGCTGCCAAGGGTCAGGTTGCGCAGAGCGAGAGCGCAGGCAGGAGCGCGGGTGAACTGCCCAGCAAGTTGCTGTTGCAGAACAACGAAAGCGAACTGCGCATGAAGGAGCAGGCCGCGAAGGATCAGAGCGGCGACAAGAAGACGTTCGATGACCGCGCCAAGGACATGAACGCCACTTGGAACGCCAACGAATACAACAAGAAGTTCCTGGCTGCCACGAATATCCGTGCCGGCTTCGACGGTGCCTACAAGGACAATAGCGGCCTTGGTACGGCTCAGTTGGTGCTTGACTGGTACAAGTTGAACGATCCGGGTTCGGTGGTGAGCCAGAACGAAATCGCCACCCTCAGCACGAAGACGCAGAGCATGCCCGAAGGCATGATTGCGGCAATCAATCAGGCCCTCACTGGTGGCGGCATGAGCGCTGAGAACAAAGAAAAAATCCTCAAGAACATGGACGGCAAGTATCAGGATCAGCGCCGCACTTACGAGAAGCAGCGCGACAACCAGCGTGCACTTGCGGGCAAAATCGGCGGCATCGATCCCAACTTGGTGATTCCCGACCTCACCGAGATGCACAGCCCGTGGAAGAGCCCGGCCGAGTTGGAGCGTGAGAAAACTGCCGCTGAGGCTGCTTCGCGCGCAACCGCTCTCGGTGGTGGTGCTCCCGTTGGTGCACCTGCTGCCCCGGCTGGCGTGCCCAAGTTCAGCAGCCCCAACGATCCCGGTTTCCAGGCTCTCAAGCCGGGCGACAGGTTCGAGTACAACGGCCAAATTTACCAGAAGAACTAACTAATAAGAAAAACGAAAGGCCGCGCTCAAGAATGGCTAAAAACATCAGCCCCAACGCACTCATGCTCTATAACAAGTTCCTAGAACTTGGTGTGGCCCCTGGCACTGCTGCTGGTGCGGTGGGCTCCATGATTGGTGAGAGCGGAGAGAAACTAAACCCCAACGCGATCAACCCCGGTGATGGTCGCGACGGCTCCGATAGTATCGGTATGGGCCAGTGGAACCAGGGTCGAGCAACGGCCCTGCGTCGCACTGCCGAGCAGATGGGCACTTCGTGGACTGACCCGCGCGCTCAGATTGCCCACGTGGGCAACGAGTTGCAGGGCAGCCATCGTCATGTGCTCAAGGCGCTGCTGGCCGCTGGCGACGACGTGAGGGCCGGCAACGACATTTGGACCAAGCAGTACGAGGTTCCCGCCAACGCTGGCGCTGTGGCTCGTGCTCGCCTCGGAGATGGCATCCGCTTCGCCGGTCAGATCGGCGCGATGAGCCCCGAGCAGATCAGCGCTATCACGGCACAGAGTGCTCAGGCTCCGGTGGCTCCGGCTCCTGCCAGCCGTGCCGCTCCTGCTGCTGGTCCCGCGCCCAGCACTCGTGAGATTGCACAGGCCGGCAACTTCAACCTCGGCAGCGATCCGCTCGCCGGAATGATCGCGCTGGGTGGCCCCACGAATAGTGAGGCGGCCAAGCCCGTGGCGCAGTTGGCCACCGCCGACAAGGGACAGGCTGACGCGCTGGCTTTCCGTGCTCTCACAGGTGCCACTCCGGTTGCCGCTGCTGCGCCTATCGCTGCCGCACCGGCTCCCGTGCAGACCTCTCAGGTGATCGGCAGCACTCCCGGCAGCCAGGGCAATCCCTTTGGTGGTCTTGCCACTCCGGTGCAGTCGGCTCAGCCCGTGGCTCCTGCCGAGGCGAAGCCCGCCACGAATAGTGAAGCAGCCAACCCGTTCGGTGCGCTGGCCACTCCCGTGCAGAACACCTCCCCGCAGGCCAAGCCCGCTGCCGTTCCGGAGTTCAAATGGAACGACACCGCTGAGGCACCGGCCAGCGTGCGATTCGAGGTGGATGCGCTCAGCAAGCCAGAGGATCAGTTGGCTGCGCTGCGCAAGCACTACCCCACCGCCATGCCCTACGATGGCGACAACTTCCAGTACCAGAACGAAAAGGGCGAGTGGCAGAAGTACAATAACAAGGGCTGGATCCCCAGCATGGGCGATATCGCTGGTGCCGCTCCCCTGTTCGCTGAGATGATCGGCGGCGGTTTGGGTGCGGCTGGTGGTGGCGTCGCTGGTGCGGCTGCTGCCGGTGTGGGTGCTGTTCCCGGTGCCATGGCTGGTGCTGCTGCCGGCGGCACTGCTGGTCGAGAACTGGCCCAGCGCGGTATCAACTGGTGGTACGGCAACAACGACACCCGCAGCACGGGCGAACAGGTCACTGACGCGGCCATCACTGCCGGCACCAATGCCGTTGGTGAGGGTCTTGGCCGTGCGATCATCGGCGGCGCTAAGGCTGCCGGTCGCGGTCTCGGCTTCGGCACTCAGGCTGCCACCGAGGCGGCCACGGATATGCGCGCCATCGGCATCGATCCCACAGTGGGCATGGTCACGGGCAACAAGCCCACTCAGTACGCGGAGCGCGCCATCGGTGCCATTCCAGGGCTGGGCAACAGCATCAACCGCGCCGCTGAGAGTTCGGCCGCTGCCATCGCTGCTGAGAACGACAGGATCGTGAGCGGCATCGCATCGAGCACCAACCGCAACGCAACTCCTGGCACGGCTCAGGAAGTGGGCAGTGCTCTCAAGCAGGCTGCCGGCGAGGCGCAGGAGCGCTTCTTTGATGCTGCCGATCAGAATTACGGTCGGGTTGGTGCGCTCACCGGCAACACCCCGGTGCCCGGCAACAGCATGGCCAACCTCGGCTTTGAACTGGCCAACGAGAGCGCCAACCTCAGCGCGTTCGGCCGTGAGACCTACGGCAGCGAACTGAAGGCGGCCATGCGCCGTGTGAGCGCGATCAACGAGGACATCGGCAACGGCGCCACCTTCGACCGCATCAAGGAAGCCCGCACACAGGTGGGCAAGATGCAGCGTGCCAGCACCAACGATGCCGAGCAGGGCTATCTTGGACGCATGTACGACGCGCTCACCGTGGAGATGGGCGCTGCCGCTGATGCATCCGGCAACGGCGCTCGCACCGCCTGGAACGAGGCTGATGCCGCCTACAAGGCCGGTGTAGCCAAGGGCGCACCCACCAACGTCAAGGAGAACCTATCGCCCATCCTCACGGCCAAGGTGGACGAGGACGTGCTCACCAACATGCTCAAGGGCAGCGAGAAGGGCGGCAACAGGATCGCGGCTGCTCGCAGGCAAATCCTACAGGGTCAGGGCAGCGAGGCGTGGGACCAGTTCACGGCTGCCGCCGTGGAGCGCATGGGTAGCACCAGCGACGGCTTTTCGAGCAGCAAGTTCCTCAAGGGCTGGAACGACATGAGCCCCGAGGCCAAGAGCGCGCTGTTCGATGGCACTGCCAACGAGGCATACCGCGCCGATCTCGACCGCCTTGCGCGTATCGCGGCCAACGTGAAGCGCTACGGCAAGAGCGCCAACGGCAGCAACACCAGCAACGTGCAGACCATCATGGGTGCCCTAACGGCTATTGGCGTGCCCGTGGGCGGCGTGCTGGCCGGCAACACGGCCCTGGTGATGAGCAGCCTCGGCAGCATGGCCACCACCGGTGCCACTGCCAAGATTGGCGACCGCCTCCTCACCAACCCCACCGTTGTGAGCCTCGTGGCCAACCTGCCTCGCGCTCAGGTGCAGCGTGGTGGCGTGGAGCGCACCATCGCAGCGCTGCACCAGTACGCTGGCAGCCCCGGCGTGGACGACGCCACCCGTGCAGGCATCGCCGCGCTGGCAGAAGCAATCAGCATCCGCAGCGACAAGAAGGCAAAGTAACGAAAACAGAGGCCTTGCGGTAAATAGCGGGGCCTCCAACAACGATAAGAAAAGTGGTGATAGATGGCAGATCTAAATAACTCCAGTTGGAGTGAAACAGACAGCAGCAATACGCAACCCGCTCCGAGCGGTTTTCCGTCTGGCATTCTGCCGTCTCAGGTTGGTGGCGTGGTTCGTGCCATGATGGGCGCGACCAAGCGTGCGTACAACCACGGCAATGCCATGGTGACGAGCACGGGATCGGCTAACGCTTACGTGCTCACGTACGAGCAGCCCCTACAGGCCGGCTATGTGAAGGGCGAGAAGTTCCTGTTCTTCGCCAACCACACTAATACCGGCGCCAGCACCCTCAACATCAATGGTTCTGGTACGCGCTCGATCCTTCGCGCTGATGGTAGCCAAGTTGCGGCAGGCGAAATCGTAATCGGTCAGGTGGTCACGGTGGTGTTCGATGGTGCCAACTTCCTGGCGCAGAACGTGGTCAGCAAAGACTTCAAGAGCAACGTCAGCATCGTGAAGGAAAACGATGCAATCCTCACCATCGAGGACAGCGGCACGGCGGCCACCTCTTTCCGTCGCAAGCAGATTTACTCGACCAAGAACGATGGTGCCAGCGGCAACAACTGGCTATTCCGACAGACCCGCCCCAGCGATGGTGCGATTGAGGATTTCTACCTCAAGGGTGGCACAGGTGGCACCATCTGGACCACTGGCAACTTCAACCCGTCGCTGAAGGCCGATCTCGCGGGTTCGGTGTTCACCGGCACCGTCACGGTCAAGGGTGCGCCCGGTATCGGGCAGTCCGGCCTTGTGGCCGGCAGTGCGGATCGCTCGGGCTATGTTGAATTCCGAGACAAGGACGGTGCGCGCCACGGCTACATCGGCTGGGGTACTGGCAGCACCATCGAAATCGCTGCGGAAAAGGGCGACTACAACTTCGTCAACGGCACACCGCGTATCGGCGGCAACCAGATTTGGCATGCCGGCAACTTCAATCCGGCGGCCAAAGCCGACCTAAACAGTGCGCCGCGCTTCAACGGCGTGTTCCTCGGCTCCGGTCAGGGATACATTTACGGCGATCCAGGCTCGCACAATGTGGTGCTGCGTTCCGGCACCGGTGAGAGCGCCACTCCCTACAAGTACGCAGCGCTTCAGGGTGACGCCTTTCGCACCTACAGCCTCGATATGCTCGCGGACGGCAATCTGCGCACCTACGGCGATGTGATCGTAGGCGAGGGTAAGACCTCCTCGACTATCCAAATGCGCGATACCGACGAGGGCACCCGCTACGTTCACAACAACAGCGGCAGCATCGGCTTCCTCGGCAGTGGCGGCGATTGGGTATTCCAGGTTCGTGACAACGGTACGGTGTGGACCAAGCAGTTCGGCGATCTCGCAACTCGCATCGACAGCGTTGCCACTGCACAGGGCAATCGTGGCCGTGATGAAGCCAACGCCAACACAGCGGCGAACTACGCCGCGAAGACAACGCCCACGGTTAACGGTAGTGTATTCGTCAACGGCGGCACATCCTACGGCAGTGTGCAGCCGGCCCTAAGCCTGTTCAACGGCGGCGTCGAGCACTGGAACATCATGGCCGTGAACGATGGGCAGTTGTACTTCCGTAACGGCGACAACGGCGATGTGCGCATGCGCCTGAACCGTGATGGCTCGCTGTACCTCAAGCAGATTGGCGACCTCAACACCCGTATCGAAGACCGTGCAAACGCATGGAGCGCGTCGCGTCGTGACGAGGCCAACACCAATACCGCCAACAACTACTTCAACAAGACCACCAGCGCAGTTCAGTACGTCAACAGCGTCCCATCGTTCAACGCCGCTGCCATCGACATCGTTCGCGGTGGTGTGTTGCGCGCTCGGTGGACCGTGGATGGTGGTGGAACCACCATCCTTCAGAACGGCGATAATGGCGATAACTTCTTCTACGTCACTACCGGCGGCTCTATCTGGTGTAAGCAGTTCGGCGACGTTCACGACCGGATCGAAAATCGTGCTGCCGCGCATGCCAGTGCTGCTGCCGGTGGTCGCGTAGCCAAGACCGGCGACACGATGACGGGCGATCTCACGCTCAACAAAGCGTACCCGAACATCAACTACATCTATCCTGGCGTTCGCCAGTGGCAGTCGCAAGTTCGCGAAAACGGCTGGATGTACTTCTTCGACGGTTCGGGCGGCAACTTCAACGTGGCCTTCAACCTCGACGGTGGTATCTGGACGCGCCAGATGGGCGATGTGAACCAGCGCATCGAAGACCGCGCTTACGCTTGGGCTGCAACCCGTCAGGCCAACCTTGGCTTCACCCCAGTTGAACAGAGCGGCGGTCCTTACCAGGGCACGAACAAGGTTCGTCTCGGCTGGGACGGTGGTGCACTGCGCGTCAGCGTCGATGGCGGCGATCACGAGAAAATTCTTCATCGCTCTTGGATCAATGCCATCCAAGACATTCGTCTCGTCTATGCAGGCGATCTCGATAACAACTGGAATCTCAACACGAGTTATGCAGAGCCATATCAGGGTGGAGTGCTGACATCACGCTACACCACGAGTTACGCCGCTGCCACATATTGGAGCGGTGGTCGTTGGAGGTACTTGCAGAAGCAAGACAGTTACGGGAACTGGTACACAGTAGGATACGCATAATATGACATATACTATCGTCAATCACGGCAATTGGATGCCGTACACACAGGGAGCCGTACTGAGCCCAGAGGGTTTCCCGCTGGTGCCAGCGGGTACCATCTTCTGCAGGCGTGAGAGCGATGGCGTAGATTGGTACGACTTCTCGCGTGCTGAGGGCTCGTTCGCTGAGGGCAGCGTTCTGGTGGCGTGCTTGAAGACCGAAATCGGCTACATCACACAGGGCGTGTTCACCGATCCGCAGCGCATGTTCCCGCAGAACTGCATACTCATCGAGGTGCAGGGCTGGGAGGGCGAGAAGCCTCACAACGAGTTCGGCATGAAGGTGTTCGGTCCCGAGGCTGGCACGTTCGAAGATATTCCTGTGCCCGTGCAGCCGGTGATTACCTATAAAAAGGACATCTGGCTGCGCGCTACGGACGAGGAAGCCGACACCATTGAGCAGGTGCTTTCTCAGCAGACCACCCGCAAGCAGCGCATCTTCAACGAGGCACAGTATCTGGACCATGCGGACCCGCTGTTTGCGGAACTGCTTGCGGGCTTCGTCACGGCGTTTGGAATAGAACGAGCCGGCCAACTGCTGGCCGGCTCCGAGGCTTAACGCTCGCGATTAGTGAGTGGCGTAGGGGTGGTTGCGCAACTTGTCGATCGCAGCCACCCGCTGTGTATCTACTTCGCCTGATTTCCCATCGGTCACGAACACAAGCGGATCAACCTTACCCTCACTGCGAGGGCCTAACTGAGGCAGAAGATCCATGCTGCCGATGAACTCGCCCCTGTGGAAACGATAGGCGCGAAGCCCGCCTAGCACCACGACGGTCACGATGTGGGTCTTGCCGTTGAAGTTTATGAAATCGATGAACTCGTGCAGCGCGGCGTTCACTCGGCTGCGCATCTGGTAGCGGGTTGATTGATCGGCCTGATCCCACTGAGCCCGCATGGCTTCGATTTCGTCGCCGATGCGCGTTCCTTCGTTCAGTTCCAGTTGCACCTTGGTGCGGCTGTGCTCCATGTCCTCGAGACGCTCCTGCTGCTCGGTGCGCTGGGCAAGCCGCGCCTTCGCCTTGTCGCGGATGGTCTTTCGGAACGCGGGATCATCCTCGGCTTCCAATTCCTCCATGAGGTTGGTCACGAGACGATCCAGTTTCTCGATCTCTAGTTTCGCGGTGGCGATGTCGGCATCGATCTGCCGGAGCGGGTCATCACCGTGCCGAGCGCGCATGATGTCGCTGAGTTGGAATTCGCGCACCTTGTCGAGGATGCTCGGTTCCAGTTCCACATACGGGAAGCCCGTGCTGTTCTCGCAGCCGTTGCGGCCAACTCGGTTTGAGCACCGGATGTAAACGCGGCCGCTTTTCTGCTTGCTCGTGGTGGAAACCACCATGTTGCTACCGCAGTGCTCGCAGCGGCAAAGCCCGAAGAAAATGTTGGTGAACAGCGTGCCCTTGCGGCCTCCCACGAACGCCTTTTTGTGACGCCGTGCCTGCGCTCGCACGTAGAGATCGTTGTCCACTGCGGCGGGGTAGTAATCCGGTATTGGGTCGATGGTTGGCGTGCGGTCCTTGGGCACCTGCTTGTAGGGTTGCCACTCGCCGATCGCTACGCGGCTGTTGAGCACTCGCCCCACGGAACTGTTGTACCAAATCTTGCTGTCGTTCATCGTGGGAATGCCCTCGCGATTGAAGCGCTGGGCAATGGCCATCTGGCCCATACCGTCTGCCGTGAGTTCGAAAATCAGCCGCACGGTTACGGCGTGCT